AGAATAAAGAAAGGAGTAATGGAACTCTTTGGTGTCGTAGGAGGAAAAAGAGGTCTGCTTCCTCAACTTGCGTCAATAAATTTACTTTCTAATGGGATACAAAAACTAATTAAATTTGTACCATTTTTGGGTCAAAAATTAAAAGCACAGGTAAGGAATTGGGCAGAAGTGGGTAAGGTAGCAACAAAAGTATTAGGAGGCATAACGATTGCTTCTGGTGTCCTTACTAAAACTTTAGGCGTAACAACATGGGTTGCTGATGCCATAAAAGGATTTATTCAATTTGAAGATGTTGCTTCAAAAGTAATTTGGAGCATTGAAGGACAAATGAGTAAAGCTTTCTCTCTATTTGGAAGGCTTGCTAGAGAGCTTCCAAATATAGCTTCTGCGGCGATGATGGTTATGCCTGAAGCTCTTGGGGGAGCAGGTTTACCAATGGGTGACGCTGCTGGCTTTTTTAGTAAAGGTAGTGCTTATAACGAATTAGCCGCAAAAGTACAATCATTAATGTCAGGAAGGAATGAAAGCAGAAGATATGGAAGACAAGGGCCAACTGATTTACAAAAAGATCAAAGAAGACTTGAATGGTATAACAAGCTTTTAAGCCAGAGAAATAGGACTGCTGACGATTATGTAACGATCTTGAATAAAGCAGCTCAAGTGGAACGGAATATTTCTAGGGAAACAAAAATACAAGCAGATTTGCGAGCTAGATCTAATGGTGAACTAGCAAAACAAAGACGTATTCGTCAGGCAGAGATTAGGAGAGCAAGACAACAAAAGAGAAGAGAAAGAAGTACAGGATATTTCAATGCTTTTGATGATAGAGCTGAAGCTTTTGAGTTCCAAAGAGCTGAACAACAAGCTCAGATTTACATGAGGAAGGATGTTCAAAGCATGATGACAGGTATAGATCCCAATGAAGATCGCAGAGTAACAAAAGGAGCATGGGAGAGACTTCAAAGAAGACGCAGTAATAGGCAGCAGATGAACGCAAGAACAAGAGAAGGTTTAATGTTAGGAGCTGGTTTTCCTATCTTGTTCGGTGGTGGACTTGGCTCTGTAGCAGGTGGAGTTGGTGGTGCGCTTGCTCAATCGAAGATGGGGCCAGGTTCAGGTTTTGGAGCGCAAATACTTTTAAGTGCTTTAGGTCAGTCAATTGATGCTTTTGTTGTTAAGACAGCAGAGATGGGGAAAGCTTTAGGAGACTTTACAAAAGACACAGGAGCATTAACAGAGGCATTAGGGCTTGCTGGTACTGCTGAAGGACAAAGGATTAAAAATATACAAGCTGCTGAAGGTGAACAAGCTGCGTTTGATGCCACTGTCAAACAATTGACTGCAACTGTAGGAGAAGTAGGAGTTCAGAGATTAAAAGACTTTGGAGAACAATGGACTGATTTAATGATGTCAATGCAAGGTGGACTATTAAGAGTTCAATCTGCTTTCGCAGGTGTATTACTTGCTATTGATAAAATCTTCAAATTTTCAGAAAGGTCAAGAGAAGATCGTATTAGGATTTTTGCTGCGACTTCTGACGATAAAACTCTTGTTGATTTAAGGAAGAGAAAGGCTGCTATTGAGAAAGGAACAGGACTTGGGGGAAGAGCAGGATCTAATCAAAGAACAAAAGCTCTTAAAGACATTGATAAACAAATTCTTGAAAAAGCGACTCCTGCGTTTAATAAAATGATAAAAGATACAAAAGAAGATAAACTTTATATAGGAAGCAAGTTAGAAAGTACAGATAAAGAAATAGCGCTTTTAGAAAAAATGTTCCGAATGAAATCAGCTAATAGAGAAGTATTAGAAAAAGAACTTGAAATTGAAAAAGAGGTTAAAGGTGTGCAACGTGACCAAGTAGATGAATTAAAAGCAAAACTTAAATATAAGAAAGAGCTTGAAGATGCAAACGAATTGCTAAAGAAACAAGAAGAAGAATTGAAAGCCGTATATGACGCAATAGGGGTTTCTATTAAAAATGGATTAGTCGAAGGAATTAACGCAGCAATTGATGGAACGAAGACATTAGGAGAGGTTGCTTCTAATACGTTTAGAAGAATTAGTGATTCGTTGCTCGATTATGGAATCAAGGCAGGACTTTCTGCTCTTCCTGGTGGAGTAGGCACTTTCTTCCAAGGTGCTTTAGGAATGGCTAAAACACCAGTTGCTCCTGTCGCTCCCTTAGGAATGACTCAAGGTGCAGATATGTCTAGTATGCCTAAGGGAATGAGGCAAATAGGAGTAGGAGCAACAGCAAATGATTTAGACAGGCATAGAGCAGCAGGAGGCCCAGTATCAGGAGGGACTCCTTACATAGTTGGAGAGAAAGGCCCAGAGTTATTTACCCCTAGATCAAGTGGAAACATTATTCCTAATCATCAGCTAGGCGGTTCAACTTCTGTTGTTGTTAATGTGGACGCTTCTGGTTCGTCTGTTGAAGGCGATGCTGAAGAAGCGAGAAACCTTGGCAAGGCTATTTCTGCGGCTATTCAGCAGGAACTTGTTACTCAACGCCGACCAGGTGGTCTTCTTAGTGTTTAATTATGGCTAATTTTCCTACAACAGTACAACCTTCCTATGGGGCATTGAAAAGCAGTGCTCCCAGTGTAAGAGTTGCTTTATTTGGATCAGGTTATTCTCAAAGAAGTGTTTATGGAATTAATCAAGATTTAAAAATTTGGAATTTCATTTGGGAAAATATTTCAGAGACAGATGCTGATGAAATTGAAAATTTCCTTGAAGCAAGAGGAGGAGCTGAAAGTTTTAGTTATCAACCACAAGGAGAAGCAGCTTCTAAAAAATATATTTGTATTAAATGGTCGAAATATATTCCATTTTTAAATAGAGCAACAATTAACGCTACATTTCAACAAGTAGCAGAGGCTTAAGGATGCCGACAGTTCCTCAGTCGATACAAGAACAAATTCAAATGCTCGAACCTTCTGCGGTGATCGAGCTATTTCAATTACATCTTACTGCAGCTACAAATGGTATTGATGCTGTGTATTACTATCACGCAGGAACGAATGAGATTTATGGAAATATAGTTTTTAATTCAACTACTTATAGTGCTGTCCCTTGTGAGATGGATGGGTTTAAAAGGTCATCAACAGGCACCTTACCGAGACCTACCTTCACAATTGCTAATGTCAATAATGCTGTCTCTGCTTTAATCGCATCTTATAATCCTTTAGATGCAAAAGTTGTAAGAATAAGGACATGTAAAAAATTCCTTGATGCTGTTAATTTCTCAAGTGGTACGAATGCAACAGCAGATCCAACTGCAATTTTTGAAGAAAATGATACCTGGTATGTAGACCGAGTTGCCTCTGAGACGAAGGAAATTGTCAGTTTTGAATTGGCAACGAAGATGGATCTAATGAATGTTCGTTTGCCACGACGGCAAGTATTAGAGCATTGTCCTTGGAAGTTTAAAAGTGCTCAATGCACCTATGCTGGAAATGATTCCACTTGTGGTCACAAATATTCAGATTGTGTCGCAAAATTCCCAGGAGCGGAGAGATTACCCTTTGGAGGATTTCCTAGTGCAAGACTTCAGATGTAAAGCAGAGCAACATGCACTAGAACAAGCCCCAAAAGAAGCTTGCGGTGTTTTAGTTAATGATCTCTATCATCCTTGCAATAATATTGCAGATCAGTCTGATCAGATTTTTATTTTAGATCCAAAAGACTACATAAGAGCAAGAGCAAAAGGAAAGATTCAAGCAATTATCCATTCGCATCCAGCAGGAGGTGGAGCAAGCCCAGTAGATCAAATGGCGTGTACTCAATTCAAACTGCCTTGGCATATTTATTTAATTCCCGAAGATGAGTGGATAACTATTTTTCCTTCTTAGTATGCATTGAGCCGTTTAACTCTTACTATATAATTAGCACAAAGGTCGTTTTTTAGATATGCAACGGGTGGTACTCCTAGATGAATTAGGAGAAAAATTCGGTGCAGTGCATGAGTACTACAATCTTCGTACTCCTATTGATGCAATAAAGCTTTTATGTATTAATTACCCTGCATTTCAAAAAGAATTGCTTGAATCAGAGGAGAAAGGGATTGGATACAGGGTTGTTCAGGCAGGAACAGAATTTGAGTTGGAAGATATGTTGTTGCCTTTTGGTAGTAATGATTTGATCATTACCCCTGTGATCGGTGGTAGCGGCTTTTGGGATAAGTTTGGGAAAATACTGTCAGGAGCAGCATTGGTTGGATTGGCTGTTGTTACAGGTGGTTTTAGTGCGTTGGGAGCTACTGGTTTTACTAGTGCAGGTGTAGCGAGTGGCATGGGCCTTGCAGCAGCAAGTGCACTAACTACGACAATTGCAATTGCAGGAAATATTGGTATTGCTTTAACTCTTCGTGGCGTCGCTGATTTGCTTGCTCCTCAACCATCCGAAAATCCTACGTTTGAACCTGGTTCGTCAGTAAAAGCCGCTTCTGCCGGATCTGTTGTTAGAGGTTCAAATGGAGAACAATCATATGGATATAAAGGGCCTATCAATTCAGTAGGCCCTGGAGCAACAATTCCTGTCGCTTTTGGTAAAACTTTAATTGGCAGTCATGTCCTCTTTGCTGATATTCATGTTACTGACGATTCTGATCCTCTAAGTCCTTGGGTAAAAAGACCTTCCCCTGACACAATGATGGTTCAGGGTGAAAAGTTGGGATCTT